CAGGTGCTGCTATTGAATATAGAGCATTCGCAAGATTTACCTCTGGTGTTCAAGCAACTATTCAATCTGGTCGTTATATAGAAGATACTCTTGATCCTACAATCAAGTATCTTGAGTTAACTGTTAATGATCACACTATTGACTCTAAGAATTTTCCTGGTCTTAGAAATGAGATCCTAACCACAGTTAAGATTACTGCTCCACAAGGTGGTAACTTTGAAGTCAGTAAGACAGAGAACCAAGCAAGTTCTATCAATGCTGTAAGTTTTGCTGGTAACTCATCAGGTCTTGCAAATATCCATGCTTATTACACTACTGGTGGAGATCATTATATTATCATCAAGAATATTCGTGGTGGAACTCTAGAGTATAGTGAATTTGCTAATACTAGATTTACTCAAGGCACTGTCTTTGCTGACATGCTAGAGGATCAAGACATGGGCAAATCGCTACCTCTAAAAACACAAATTGCAAAAAATAATTCCCAGTTTTTCTACAAGCAAAACGGTGCGAACGTTTACACAATCACACCTGGCGATAAGATACAAGATGACGCTGGTGTAGAATACTATGTTGATAGTGTTGAAGATGCAGGAGTTATTGAGGACACATTCTATATCTTTGGATATGAGACACTACAAGAGCGTATATCAGGTCAACAAGATGGTATTTACTATCTAACTGCATTACGTGGTAATATTTCTCCATTCCCAACTGGTGCTGGTATCACTAACAACTTTAAGAAATTCAAGTTCTCTCAACCAGTCGGTAAACTATATCCTCTAAACTTTAGAAATGATCCTTTATGGTTTAAGAACTCTGGTACAACACAGAAAGAGAAAGATTATTATGCTGGATTAATTGATCCTCCTTCTACATTCTCAGCTGCTGACAACTATACACATGGTCTTGTTTATGTTAATGACTTTAAGAACTCTGTTACCAGAGAACTTGTAGAGGACTTAACAAATCAACCTGCATTTGTTATGAACACTTATAGTGGTGGAAATGCAATCAAGGCACAAGATGGTAATGCAACCTCTGGTTCTGAAGATCGTTTGATTCCTATTGCTGGTAATAGCACGGTACTATCTGATCAACGTTACTACGTTGAACTGAGACGACCATCTATCGCAAGAGCAGGTAACCACACATTTGAATATCTTGGTTTCGGACCAGGTAACTATAGTACAGGTTTACCAGCTAGACAAGAGGTTGTGCTCACACCTGAAGAAGACTTCTACGCACAGTCTAAGAAACAAGACGGTGGTATTGTATTCTACACTGGTATCAACTCTCAAGGTGATCTTTATATTGGTAATAGAAGAATTAATGCTATTACTGGTGAAGAGACATTCATTGATAGAGCAACACTTGCAGACGATGGAGACGAGGATGATACAATTGGAGGTCTAGTTACTACATTTGATACTCCTGTAACATTTAACGAAAATATTACAGTTGTTGGTGGTGATGGACAGTTAGTAAGTAATTTTGAATCTCCCGTAGTTATTTCAGTTCAAGATGAGGATTTATCACAGTCCCGTCATTCTCTTATTATTCGTTCCAACGTATCTTCTGTTGATCCAGTAACTCAAGAACAACAAGATGAAGGTCTTGATGCTACTTCCTTTACTCCTAGAACTGAAGGTGATATTAGAATTAGTAAGAATAGAATACAATCTGCTATTTTCGGATTTAATTCTAGAGGAAATGGTCAGAAGTATATGTTCCAAACACATACTGTTTCTGGTATTGCATCTAATATTACTCCTAACCAAACTGCCGTCTTTACAAATGGTGGAACCTCAATAAATTCAGCACAAAACATCAATTATGGTGGTGTAACTCCTGCACCTGGCGATGTTTTATTGAAGGGTGAAGAAATTGGTAAGAATGGATCTCTTGCATGGATTCTCTCTAACTACTTCTCACAGATAGCTCAGGCAAGCATCTTTACAATTGAATTTGATGGAAGTAATGTTGTTAAATTAACATTCAAAAATGCTCAAGGTGCAAATCTTGCTGCTGGTAATGACATTGGAATTACATCTGGTTCTCAAATTAGAATTAAGAATTTCTACTTTGATGCTAGACTTAATTTAACTTGGACTGTATATTCTCCACCTGGCGACGCATTCTCACCAACAAATAACTATGTTCATTTCCAAGTTATTGATCAGATTCCACAGTCAGTACAGTCATGGGCGAACATTATAGATGCAAACAACGTACCAACTGGTGAACCTACTCCTACTATTGAATTCTCTAATGCTAACTGGAAGGAAGTTGGTGTTCTAGGTGCGGAGTCATTAAGAACAGATACAGAGACTATTGGTGATTACAAGTTAGGTGTAAACACAGTTGCAAGATTGCCACATAGTGCGTACACAAATGCATGGGTTGGTTTAGATGCTGATCCAAAAGCAAACTTAGATGTTGTTGGTACAGCATTTATTAGTGGTACAACAATTAGTGATTTCTTGGGCACTGGTAAGGAATCATTTGCCAATAGAACAAAGACTGCTGTTGACAATGCATTCTTAGTTGGTGGTGATAGTTCATTCCCTAATGATGAAGCAGTATTCCGTATTGCAACTACAAATGGTGGTCGTGTTGGTATCAATGTTGATAACTCACAATTAGACAGAGCTTTTGTTGTAGATGGTACATCTAGATTTACTGATGATGCTAAATTTGAGCATGACATTGAAGTTAATGGCGATGATGGTACTCTTGCTGAGGTAAGAACCTCTCAAACAACTGGACAAGTTAACTTGTTCAACGATAGTGGATTTGTTGGTGGTGATAACACTGGTGGATTACACATTGGTGGTTATGCTAAGACTATTAGAATTGGTGATTACAATACCAGTTCTACTCAATGGATTTACATTGGTGATAAGTCTACTGGTGATCAGTTTGTTTATATTGGTAATTCTGCTGATCATGCTAATATCTTTATTGGTAATCTTTCTCAAAATGCAGCAATATCTAAGACAAAGATTGGTGGTGCGTATAATCGTCTTGAATCTCTATCATTCGTTGACTTTGAAGTTAAGAGAACTAAGTTTGCAGGTGATGTAACCTTTGGTTCGTTTAAGCAACTTGGTGGAGATAGAACCAACCCTGAACAGATTGTAACTCTATCAACTGAAGCAGGTATTGTTAGCTTCTTCTCTGGCAACACACAAACTATTGACTTTGGTTTAAATGCTTCTGAAGTTAACATTGCTGGTCAAGGTGGTACAACTACTATTAGAAACAATGTTGAGATTGATGGTGAAACCACATTCAATAGTAGTGTTAAACTCTGTGGTGGTACTTCTTCTTACTCCTTTGTTGGTGTTGGAGGATCATTAGGAACAACACCAATTGCTCATTTATCTGGTGTTTTAGGACCTTCTACCTTCAACCAAAATGTTGATATTGTCAATGTTTTAGAAGTTGTAGCTTCTGATCCAAACTATAACAGAATTGATACTGCTGGTTCTGCAACTTGGGGTGACTCAACATTCCAAGACATTAAGACTGGTGCAGGTCCTGAAGGAGCTGACCTACCAGCACTATCTGGTAAACAATATTACCTACCATTATTAAATGCGCCTGGCACATACTTTAATGAAGGTGATTACATTTTACTTGATGCTCCTGTTGATGTAGGAACTGGAACTAGACCTGAAATTGTTCGTGTTGTAGTTGGTGGTTTATCAGGTGCAGAAAGTGCTCCATACTATTTGACTGTTGAAAGAGAACCTCTTGGCACATTCGCACCTCAAACTGATAATCATCCTGAAAATCCTGGCAACAGAACTCCTGTTTATAAGTGTAACATCGCATTTGATGCAACATGGATTGAGCAAGCGATTGATGGGTCTAGAGGTGCAACTGGTGAAGAAAATGTTTACCTCTCAACCTTTGGTGGTACATTAACAGTAGGTAGAGATTATGTAATTATATCTCGTGAAGACACTAATGGTGATGGAGACTTCAATCAGGGTGAAATATTCAAACTTGCTACACCACTAGCAATTGTTAATAAGAAGTTTGAAATTCTTAATGGATGTCCAAATGGTGATGTTCTCTTCTCTGTTGATAGTGTAACTGGTGAAACAATCATTGGTAACGATGGTGTTGCTGGAGAGAACGGTAAATTAACTGTTAATGGTTCATTCAACTTTGTTGGTGGATGTAAGACAGCATCAGCTCAGGCGTTTACTGGTAGTATAGTAGCAACAACTAATACGATTACATCTATCCCTTCAGTAGAGGGACTTGAAGTTGGTGATTATGTTGAACTTACTGGTAACGGTGGTACAGTCACACTTGAACAAAATCAGTTCCCATCAGCTGGAGACACTACAAGATTAATTGATCCTCAAATTGTTAGTATTGGTGCTAGTTCAGTCACACTTAACGTTCCATTCTCAGGATCTGGTAGTGCATCTGGCGTAACATTCAATGCAACTAAAGATGAGAAATTTAGAATTACTGACAGAGTTCGTGACATATTTACTGTTGATGGATGCTCTGGTGACACAGTAATTGGTAACCCAAGTGGTACTGTATTAGCAAATAGATCTCAGTATGGAACTGCGGTTGCTTCACACACAGCTGGTGCGACAGTCTACACAGTTCTTAAAGATCCTAAGGTAGATAATGGCATTGCTACTACATTTGTCAATACTGTTACAATTGTTGCAGATAATGCCACAACACTTCCTGTTGATGATATTACTAACTTTGAGAGTGGTGACTTTATCTTTGTTGGATTTGGATCTGGCGGAAATGAAGAGATCATGCAGATCAATGGAACTCCTCAAGCAAGTGGAGTTGCACCTGCTGGTAACTTACCTGTTACTCGTGTTAGTGGTCTATCATATGTTCCTGGCACATCATCAACACACAGTGATGGTGAAACTGTATTCAGGGTTTTATTCAGGGAAAATACAGTTCTAACAAATAATATTGCTGGATCTGGATCTAATGCTGTTGAGATTGGACTGAAGAATAGTGATGTCGTTCCATTCTTCCTTGATCGTGAATATTGGTTATTAATTGATAATGAGGTATTCTTTGTAACTAGCAATAATACCAATGATGGTGGAACTATTCAAGTTAAGAAAGATTTCCATCATGGTAGATTAGATGTATATGATGATGTTAAGTTCATCGGTTCTAATTTTGAAATCACTGGTTCAGATAATAATATTTCTATTCTTAAATTACAGAATAACGATGAACATCATTTTGAGGGTGGAGCACTTGACATTAACGCTTCTACTGATATTAGTGGTAACTTTAGATTATTCCCATCCAAGTGTGTTGAGGATCCTGATGCTATTCAGTTTACTAACAAATCATATACTCCAACATTCAGAGTTGAAACTGATTTTGGTGACACATTTATTGGTCGTTTACTTGAGGTAGCTGGTATTGCTGGAACAAACCCAACAAACTCTCAACCAATTCTTGATGTTAAGAATTTAGGTGTTGATGGTGTTAATAGCTTTACCATTATGCAAGATGGATCTATTGATGCATTTGGTTACAAGGCATTCAAGAACATCAATGGTGGACATATTACTAAGTTTATCAATGCAGATTCTACTTTGTCTGTCAATATAAATTATATTGTAGCGGTAGCTCCTTCTACTGGTGCTCTTATACTTACACTTCCAACTAATCCTGAGACAGGTGATGTCATCAGAATTACTGAAGTTGCAGGAGCGTTAACTTATAACAACTCACTTGTAGTTCGTGCTCCAATTATAGGTGGTGAACCAGTAGCACTTCAGGGTGATACTTCAGGAACTAAATTGGGTGGTTTATCTACACCATATGGATCTGGTGAACTGGTTGTTCAAAACAGAAATGCATCCTTTGGACTCGTTTTTGTAGGACAAACAGATGGTGATAACTTTATCCCTGCTGTCTATCAAGGTTGGTGGTTAACTGAACTATAATGGCATTCTATAACAGACTAAAATCTATGAAGTCTGCTCCCGTAGGCACTATCATGCCTTGGAGTGGACAGTCTAGTAGTGGTAATCTTCCCAATAATATACCAACGGGGTGGATTGTTTGTGATGGTAGGACTTTTGAAGCTAATGATTTTCCTTTATTAGCATCTATGATTGGAAATACATATGGTCCTACTGATACATCAATTGTTGGTAATTTTCCTGACTATGAAGCTGGAGACACTTTTAGAGTTCCTAATCTAAATGGTAGATCAATGGTTGACATTGAGAAATCATATTTACAACAAACTAAGTATCAGTTTGGACAACCTGATGCTGAATCTGTTATTGGTGATTTAATCTCTGATGATGGTACAGGTGTCACTCCTCCAACTATCTACAGTGCTGATACGGATCTAACATTTCAATTAGATCCAATTGACACAATGGCAGGAAAAATTCAAGGCATTACATTGAATGATCCTACATGGTCTAAGACGTATTATACTATCGGTAGAAAATTAGGTATTGACCATACGCCAGGTCACAAACACTCAGGACAATACACAACAGCACGCCCTGATGGTAGATATGTTCAAATATTTGAAGCACCAACTCCTGGTATCTCTGGTGGAGATTATGAGTCTGCAAACTTAAATGGTATTCAAAACACTGATACTGCAGATACTTGGCCAAATGGATCTGGTAATATGACATACTATGATGAAAATACTCTAGTATTAACAAACGAAGCAAAAACTTTTTCACAAGACAGAATTCCAACAGCAAATAAACAAAGTAATATTCCTGCTCATGGTGCATACACAGCAGCGTTTACTGATACGTATAACCAAGCAACAAATTCTGGTGCTTATGATCACTCTATGAGACAGGTCACTGGTGTATTTCCTCCACCTGCTACTATTTTTGGTAGACCAAATTATTACAATGGAAATGTTGGTTCAACATATCCAACAAACCTCAGCTCCATTGGAGAAGATTTTACTGATGCAACAGTATCATCCCATAATCACTTCAGTTTTGATCTTTCAATGAACATTGGTGGTCTTAGAATTCCGCCAAATATTGCTGTAAATAACGTACAATCATACACAGTTAACGTTTCTGACATACCAGATGCGTTAAATATTCTTATGGACAATCAAACACCATCACAAACTGTGATAATGATTATCAGAGCTTACTAAAATGGCAGTCTTTTTAAATCAAGAAAGAACCAAGATAGGAACAACAACAGGAACGTTGATTGCTTTTCCTCAAGAGTTGGAAGTAAACGATCCTAACGTAGGAAATAGTGCTGAACTTCTTCCTTCTGGTTATTTAAGATGTGATGGTGGAGTCTATAGTTCAACAGTGTATCCAGCATTAGCAGAAGTTATTGGAACTGGTGATACTTGTGCTTTTAAACAAGAAGGACAGAGTTTATTAGATACACAATTTCAAGTACCAGACTTAAGATCTAAATTTATCAGAGCTAGTTCTGCATCTGATCAAGGTGTTATCAATGATATTACAGTCACTAATGCTGCTGGTCAAGTTGTTGAAAGATCTGGTGTTGGCGTCAATGTCTCATCAAATGTGGGATCTAATGCAGTTGTTGATATGGTAGGACAGTTTAGAGTTCCTTCCAGAACTGTTACACTTACAGGTAATGTTGGTTTTACCAGACCTAGAAGACCTGATGAAGAAGTGGTTGCTATAACTGGTTTCCTACCACATATGCATTACACTACAACATTAAGATGTAGAACTTTTAGACGTCAAGGTAGTGATGTATTTGAATTAAATTATTTTAACAACGCATCTACAATTGGTGCTGAAAATTGGTATGATGCTACAGATTCTGGTGATCCTGATGGACCTCAACCTGCATGTAAACATTATGGACAAACAGTAAAATGGAATGAAGGTAATTATATTCCTGGTGGTGGTTTTCTTTCAGCTTCTTTTGAATATTATGGTATTTGTAAGGGAGGTTGTAGTGGATTTATTAACAGTTGTTTTGTGCCTACTGGAAAAGGTGCAACGTATAATACTACTCCAGAGGGTGAATGTTGGCAAACATTTTCAGTTGGATTTATAACCGTTAGACAACAGTTTGGTTGTCCAGGAACAACTTGGTTTTCTCCTCCAAATTATGTTTTAGGTGGTCAAGGTGTTGATTCTGATGATATTCCTACTGCTGCAACAGGTCCTAGTGGTGTTGTACAATCTTTTGAATTATATGAAAGTCTTGATATTTTACCTGGTTATACAGGAGCAGGTTACTATGGTAAGGGTCTTGGACAATGGGCGTATACAACATATGCTGCAAACTGGACTGGTTTATCTGACTTTGGTTCATCTGAGGTTGATTTAAACGGCGGTAATGGAACTGGATTTAGAGTTCTAGTTCGTGCTGAGGCATGGCCAGGTGCTGGTGGTAGTGCGACAAATACAAGATATAAAGTTTTAGCTATTGTTGATTCTGGTCAGAATTATCAAGCAGGTGATGTTCTAACTTTCCCTGATGTTCAAGGAAAAAATATCAGTGGTGCACCTTCTACTGGTGCTGGAGGAATCAGTCTTAGAGTTTCTACTACATCTTTTGGTAGCTTGACTGATGGTGCAGCGTATGCTCACCAACAATCTTTACATGATGTTATGCCAGTAGATACCAATGTTGGTAATAATAATACTGTAGCATATCCTCAACTTTCAAACATCATTGAGACCACTGAAGCATTTGATTATGATAGTGATCCTACGCAACATACACACACTATTAATTACACAACTGGACTGACTAATTATGAGATAGATATACCAGAAACATTTCTTACTACCGATGGAATGAGTGCTTCTATTTCTATTCAACCAGAGACTGATACAAAGATTGATAATCTAATCTCTCCTTTTATTATGGTAGATTACTTAATTAAGACCTAAAATGTCAAGAAACATACGTACTAATTTTCTTACAGATAAATCAACGTTTGGCAACTCTACAATGCCAATCGGTGCTATCGTGCCCATTTTTAAGGCAACTGATGATAAGGTTACAGATAATGGAGTGGTAAATGTTAATGGTTTAGGACAAGTTGTTTCTGGTGCTGGTGGTGGTACTGGATATGTGACTGACTTAGGAACAATCTCTGGTTATCCTACAACTCCAATAGATGTTACCATTCCTGCAGGAACAGCATTTGAAGTGGGAACAGATAACGTTAATATTCCTAATCATCCTTTCGTTGATGGTGATCAACTAACAGTTATTTCAACAGATCAAGCTCCAAATCAGACTAAATTAGGAGCATCTATTTTTTCTATTGCTGTTACCAATCCTGGCACTAATTACACAGCTCCACCAGTTGTACAGGTAACTGATAACGGTAGCGGTCCTACTGTCGCTGGAACATTTCAAGCAGAGTTTGACTCTAATACAGGAACAGTGACTGCAATTAATGTTATTAATGGTGGTTCAGGATATCAATTTCCTGTCGTTACGTTACTTGGTGGCGGTGGTAATGACGATGCAACAGCATCACCAACATTATCAATAAATGGTGTTGGTGGAGTTAGTATTGATAAAGGGTTTAAATTCTTAGTTGATGTTGTTGACGCAAATAATATTAAACTTACTAGAAGTAATGGAGATATTCTTGTAGGAAAATATTATAATATTACTGACCTAGGTTCTAATGGTTCAATTAGGGTAGCATCAAGCACTGGATTTGGATTGACTGTTGGTATTGCAGCAAACTTAAATGGTAGTGTTAATTTTGCCACTGTTAAGAAACAAGGTTATGGTTATTCTAATGGAGATGTAGTTTATATTTCTCAACCAGGCAGTAGTGGAACAGCAAGAGTTGAAATTGTTAATACATCTTCTACAACTGCTAGTGAACCAGATATGCAATATGAAGGTTGGTTATATTGTGATGGGTCTGAATATGATGCACAAGATTATCCACTCTTATATGAAGTTATTGAAGACAAATATGGTGGACTTGGTGGAACTTATAACCCAGAAGACTTTGGACAAGCATCAGGTATTAAATTTAACGTCCCTGATTATAAAGCTAGAAAATTAGTTGGTGCTGGTGGTGGTGTCAGTGGTGGTGGATCTCCTGTATCAGGTAATGTTATCTCTACTGTTGGACAGACTGGTGGTAGATGGTTCTTTTCTAAAACACAACAGGAAGCACTATTTGATATTGGAAACATTGTTATTAGTGGATATCCAAATGTGCAGGAATTTGTTGGTGGAAATCTCACAGGTGAGGTAACTATACAAATAGGTCCTCTACAAGAAAAATTATTAACATCAGTTCCTGAGCATGATCATGCTGTTTTGACATCAACAGCACCTCAAGCAGGAGCATTTGAGGGAACTGGTCAAATTGTTGACCAACACCTTGCTAGTTACAAAGATAGTCAAGGACAAGTTAGTTTCTTCTTACCAAATGGAGGAACACCTTTATTTCATAGTCATGGTGTGGTTGATTATATTATTACTGATCCTTCTCTATCTACATTTGGTAATATTGGTGGTATTGGTGAGACAGTAGACGTAACTTTTACTGCATCAAGCATTATTGGTGAACCTGGTGGAACAAGATTCAATATTGTTAGTCATGATCTAAACACTGGATATAAAATTAGAGTTAAGTCAAATGCTCAGACAACTCAATGTGTATTTGATGTAGATGGCAATTCTGTAGCGTTTGCACAGAACACAGAGTGGTATGTAATTAAAATTGATGAAGATAATTTCTATCTAGCAACAACAAAATATAAAGCTAAAACAGGTCAAGCATTATCTGCAACAACTAACGGTAGTGCTGGTCAAGATATTGTAATAGAAATAGCATATAAAATTGCAGGAAATTTACCAGCAGATCAAGTAACAGTCATTCAACAACCAACTGATACAGTATATGATATTAATGATACTTATAGTATTGGTGGTAAAACAATTCAATTACCAGGTGGAACCTCAACATCTACTGTAACCATTACAGAATCTAATGTTCCTGGATCTTATACAGTTCCAGCTCCAACCACAGAGCAATTACCAATCGCAGGTGTCTCTGGATTTCTTGGTGGTGCTGGAGGTGGTGGTGCTACCAGTGATGTTGATGGTACTAATGGTGGTGATACTTACTATGAGTTTAACTATAACGGAAGTCAAATACAAATTGTTTCAGAAGCTGGTGTTGGTGGTTTATCTGGTGATAATGGTGGAGCAGGTGGTGACGGAGGACAGTGTAGGATTGTTTCTGGTGGAGCAGGTGCAACAAATGTTACTACAACAGGCACATATACCGTAAATGGATTACCGATTAATATTAGTGTATATTATGGTGGAAATGATGGAACTGATGGAAGTCCAACTCTTGGTGGTACAGGAGGACCTACAGCTCTAGTTGGAGGTTTTGGTGGTGATGGTGCTAGAACTTTATATACTGGAACTAATGATATAACTCAAAGTTTTACGACACCAAATACAGGAGCTAACTTCTTTACTTATTCTATTCCACAAAACTGGCCACTTGATAGTCTAAAAGCAGTCATTAAAGGTGGTGGTGGTGGATCAGGTGGAACTGGAGACGGTGGTGGCACCTGGTGGGCAGGTAATGGTGGTAACGGTAAAAATGTTACTGTAAATATTAATACTGATTCAGCAGCGTTAAGAGTTTATGTTGGTGGCGGTGGTGACGCAGGTAGTGGTAGAAATGGTGGTGCTGGATCACAAACTGGTTTCTCTATTGGTGGTAACGGTGGTAACGGTACTGGCGGTGGAGGAGGCGGAGGCGGTGGTGCTTCGTCTGCTATTGGTACTACTATAAACATCCTCGCTGGAGCTGGTGGCGGTGGTGGCGGTGGTGCTGCTGGAGGTGGTACTCAAGGTAATGATCAAAATGGACAACCTTCTCCTAATGATGGTGCACAAAATTTAGGTTCTGTCTTCTCTGGAAGTGGTGGTACTGGACAAAACTCCGTCTGTACTGGCGGTGGCGGAGGAGGAGGTGGCGGTGGCGTCGGCTCTGGAACTGGTATTGGTGGTGGTGGAGGTGCTGGAAACGGTTCTAACGCACGAAGAGAGGGTTATGGTGCTCAGAGAGGAAGAAGTGCATTTAAAGGATCTGGTACAGGTGGCACAGCATCTTTAATCTCAGCAGGAGATGCTAATAATGGTGCTGTTGTAAATTTAGGACAACAAATAGCTGGATCTGCTGGATCTGTTGATTTTACTGCTACAGAAAACCAAACATTTTATGGTCCTGGTGGAGGTGGCGGTGGATCAGGTTCATATTTTTACTTTAATTTTGATGCCACTGATATTAACGCTGGAACTTTAGTTGTTGGACAACCTGGTAATGCTAGTGGTGATGGCGGTCAAGGTAATATTTCATATCAAGTATCAGAGGAAGTTTCTGGTGGAACAACAACCTCAACAACTTCTGGATTGTTTAATAGTGCAAGTACATCCGTTGACTATGTTCAGTCTGGAACTGGATCTGGAGTAAATGGTGGTTTTGCTTCTATTGATGGTGAAAAATATCTTAGATTTTTTGGAAATGAGGCTATACGATGGGCGAGATCAGTTCCAATTGATGCCACTGTTTCTAACTCAAAAGTATCAGAAATTAATACAGTTAAAATAAGAGTTATTCGTGGTAATGGTAGCAATGGTGGAGAAGTACCAAATGAACCATTAGAATTATTTGGTAGCAATGATAATCAGACTAGTTTTATAAAAATTGGTACAATATCTTCTGCTAATGGTCCTACAAATTGGGAAATAGTTGATGTTCCTTTACCTACAAGTATGAGAGTTAATAATTTAGTATTAGAAGTAAGGCAAACAAGATCTGGTGCTGGAAATCCTGATAATGATAACTTTGGTATTGACTATGTTGCATTTGTTCATAATGAGGTAGAACAAACTATCACAACATATCCGTCTGCTAAAGCTGATTTAGGAATTGAATTTGTTACCGAACGTATTGAACCACAAGGAGATCCAATCAACTCTGCTGGTCTTGAGGTAAATGAAGGAACATTTACTCTATCGTCTGCTGTTAAATTAAGTGTTGACTCTTCTTTACAACCAAACATTGACATTCCGCTGTTAACAAGGTATCATTTAGTTAAGTATATGATCAGAGCATATTAATGTTAGAAGCTAGTGAAAGTGGATTGATTATAGATCCTGATAGATTAGAAGGAAAGTTTGAAGATTTTATTGGTGTATATCATAGATTTGTACATCACGAAATATGCACTACAATGATATCTGTATTTGAACATACAATGAAAATCAATCCAGATTACGTGGTGCAATATGGCAGTGAACAAATGCCACAAAAGAAACTAGCACGTCATGATGTCAGTATGATGTACGATGATGTTGATATGGGAATGTCTTCTCATTTCTATAAATATCTGAATTCTGCATTTGAGAACTACAGACAAGAATATGATCATATCAGGAATGTCAAACTAGCATCAATTGGTTTAAAAGTACAAAAAACTCCAGTTGGAGGTGGTTATCATACTTGGCATTATGAAAACTCTAGTTTCAGAGCAGCAAACAGAGAGTTGGCATGGATGGTATACTTAAATGATATGCCAGATGGTGAAGCAGAAACAGAATTCTTGTATCAAAGGAAGAGATATAAACCACAAACAGGTACATTGTTGATCTGGCCAGCAGGTTTGACACACGTTCATCGTGGAAACACAGTCTTCACCCATGATAAATATATTGCAACAGGCTGGTTCAGTAAAATCCCTTAATCACATGGCAGACATACGTGTAGTAGTGCAAGTTAATGCACTAGAAAGAATGATTATAGTTGATGGAAAGACTCAATACATTGAGGAGGATTATTGGAATGCCAATATCCAAAACGTTTTGTATCCATTTTGGACATCAGATAGAGATCGTTTGATTCACTTGAATTATTTCAGTGATGGGTCATATGGTATTGAGAAAAAGAAATACGTTTATGATCGTGCTACAAAAGCTAGAAGATGGCAAACATATCAATGGGTAGAACCAACTGAAGCAGAGGTATCACAGATCGCTGAAACTCTCAAAGAGAAATACTTTGAGTATCAGGATACTGAACAGGAGATTATTCAAGAAAAACTATACAACGAGTATGGTAGATGGAATAAAGTATCTTGGGAAGGTATCAGAATGATTAGAAATTATCTACTAGCAGATTGTGACTGGACACAGATGCCTGATGCTGCAATTGATGCAGACACAAAAGCAATGTGGACTAAGTATAGAACTAAGTTAAGATCATTACCACAAGACTATGATGGTAAAGAAGCTGATGATGTTTTATTTCCTTATAATCCAATCATGTATAATAAATGGATAACCATAGTAGATGTAGAAAACAATAAAGTTAATGAAGGTAAAGCATACTTAGAAACAGAAGATCAATTCGGAAAATTTGAAACAAACACATATTCTGAATATGCTAGAAGAATCATACTAACAATTGCATCTAACTATAAAATTAAAAACCCTGACGTTATTTGGGCACCTGCAGCTCTCAAAGGAATAGATGATGCTGTGAAGACCCAAGAAGACTTAGACAGACTATTAGCACAAATTAAAGAAAACAACGTTTAACTAAATTATGAATGAACAATTAAATATTCTCATTCTCACATTACCAACAGGAGAAGAGGTGATTGCTAACGTAAAAGATCATACTGAAACTATTGATGGTGAAGAACGAAAATTATGTTATAATATGATATATCCATTTGTATTAACTAAATCAGGACCTATGAAAAATAATCAAGTTGGTCTAATATTCACACCATGGAAGATTTTTTCAGCTGATACATCATTTTTAATTGGTTATGATAAAGTATTAAATATGTGTGCTCCCTTACCAGGTGTAATTGATCAATATAAAGATACAGTGGATTCATTTATTAAAACTTTAGCAGGGGTAGTACAAAAATGATATCATTTTTATTTTCAATGGCAGGTTTACTGAACCTACTATTCTATATTTTTGCAATTGGTTTTGTAATATCATTATTATTAGAACAGTGGATAAAGTTTAGACCTTTATCTGTTGATGCATCAATGAATGAAAGAAACATGTACATTGTACAGAGCAACAGGAAATACTGTTGGAGACAAGCATGGATAGTTAACATCTATTGGTTCCTATGTAATGTAGGATTATACTTTGTCTCAAGAAGTATGGCAACACCAACAGATAACTTTTGGAACGGCATATGAAACGTAAATTAGTCACTATAGGATTTGTATTAACTTTGATATGGGGAATTCTAATAGGATTGCCAAGCATTGCTAATGCAAATCATCTACCAGTAATGTATGTGCAAGTACCACAGTGGGCAGATGATTGGGCAGTATGTGCTGTAGATATACCTGATGCTAAATGTCATTGGTATGTCATGTCACCTGACAATACATTCGGTGAAGGTTTTGATTGGGAAGAAGCACCATGGTTTGATGCTAATGGTCTATATGATATAGCACCAATGCAAGCTAAAACAGTTGTTGAAAAATTACAGGAGAAATAATAATGATATATGAGTATGATTTCTTTGACTCTAATCAATTAAAACAAATACTTAGTCTATTTAATTCTGGTAAGTTTGTTGATGGTGCTAGAACAGGTTCTAAAGACAAATTTGTAAAGGACAATACACAACAGGCGGATATTGATTTAAACAAGATGGCAAATACTGCTATCACTAAAATTTTAAGAGAGTCTCCCATATATCATTTACATCCACTTAATAAAGTTAGTCCATGCTACATGTTAAAGTATGAACTAGGACAACATTATGCTGATCATGTAGATTATTGGGAGATGTGGGGTAGTAGAACTGATTATACTGCTGTTATTACACTGAATGATGATTATGAGGGTGGTGAACACTTTATTAAGATAGGACCTGAAACTATTGAGAAAAGGTTAGAGCCAGGTAAAATGTTATTGTATCAATCTGATTTTATTCATGGTGTTAGACCAGTAACCAACGGTGTTAGAAAATGTGTTACATTTTGGTTAGAAAGTGCTATTCCAGATCCTACTATGAGATATTATATCACTGAGTTTAATAAAATATATGGGAATCTTCAAGATATAGCACAGAGAACTAAAATGAGTGAAGAGGATTATGAAACTCTATTAGCTCTTGATCACGTACGTTGTGGAATAGTCAAACGATCTATACAATTAAGATAATATTATGTCTTCGTTAACTGATATCATGTCGTGGGATACTATTCTCACAAAAGAAGAAATGAAAGAGATTGAAAGAATCTGTAGTCGTGCTAGGTGGCAGTGGGGTGCTAGTAGTGATCACACAGCACCACATAAGAAGTTCTGGAAGATGGATGTGAGGGGACATGCTATATTTGACACTCATATTCCTGAGAAAATTAAAATCCTTGTACCATTTGAACATGAGATTCTTGATTACTATGTCAATGGACATACAAGAGGATTAGATGGTTTTATGCACAAAGATGATGCAGATTATACATTTCTATTATTCTGCAATCCTGTGTGGGATCTCATGTGGGGTGGCAAGACCATGTTTGTACAAGATGATGGTAGATTTGACACTGTATTTCCTAAACCAGGATCAGCAGTGTGTTTTCCGTCAGACATTTTACATTGTGCAGAAGATACGAGCAGAGAGTTCTATGGAATTAGAGTTAGTGCTGCTTATAAATTAAAGAAAGTAGAGAACACAAATGCAGAACCTACAGACGTTTGATAGTGCTAGAGACTGGGATCAGATTGAGGCACATGCTTCAACTATTTCTGGTGCTTTGGTATATTGGGAGAACCCAAGATTAGAAGTGACATCAGATGATGCAAAGAAGATTGTGCTAGATTATTATAAGATTGATGAAGAAATACCAGCAGAACTAGCTGTCACATTAGAGAGTAAGTACTATGGATATATTGAATTTAGAAATGCAGACATCGCATTTGATTTTGTTGTTGATTATTTCCCTCGTAAAGATGAAGTAAGTGATGACACATATTGGTATCATTGTTATGTTGTAAGACCAGATGGTGTTATTGAGTATGATAATGATGAATTACGTAAAGGAAAGAATGTATGAGGAGTGACACAGCATTTATGATACCAGTCTTTTCACATACTGTTGAGAACTGGAGTGATTATAAGGAAGATATTATTAATATGATTGATACTGGTGATGGTGATGGTCATAAAACAGATTATTTTAAATTTCATCAGGAGGGTAAACTACCGCCATATGCTGACAAGTTGTTTGATATATTACAACCCTCGTTAAAAGAATTTGATAACATATATCCACATGCATTTCAAATTACAAATGTATGGTGTCAGAGATATAATAATGGAGACTATCATCAACTTCATAATCATGGAGCAATCGGTTACTCATCAATATTTTATGCACAGCTAGAAGATGATCACAGTCCTACATCATTCTTTTCTCCATTTCTTGACTTCATAGAAGGTAACGTGATAGAATATGTACCTGAGGTTAATGAAGGAGATATTATTTTCTTTCCCTCTTGCTTGACACATCAGTGTAAAGTGGTACAATCTAGTACAGAACGTATTATTTTTTCTTTTAATATAAGAAATGCTTGAATTTAATTATGATCTCAACTATAAGGAGCTTGATTTTACAGACGAGGAAACTCGTAAACTTTATCGTATTGGAAGGGGAGAGCAAGGAGTTTTACTGGTTCGCCCTTATACTAACGATATATGTGCTCATTGGAGATTTAAGACTCCAAAGATTGCAATAGA